TAAACCTTCGTAGTCTATCCATTCGCCACACTCTTGTCTGTCGTGTGATTCAAACAGAACATCGTCTGTTGTCATACATTTTACTTGATACTTCATCTTGTTTTCCAATAGCTTTTAGATGCCCTAGCATCGTTAATAACTGCACTAAATTTAGACCTCTCAAGCCAAGGATAATGCTCTTTGTTCTGACTGTACACCTGCTCTATGGCATGCCACTTAGAATCAGCTAACACTAGCTTGATTAGTTTCTTAGCATACCTTACCTTGTAATAAACCTTACTCATTGTACTCTAGTTTAAGATTCATCTCCCTGATTGCAAATGTGATTGCTTGGTGTACAGACTCCATGACGAATTCATTCGTTAGAGCCATGTCTAATACTTCTTGAGCATCATCATCATTGATGTGCTTAACTTGTCTTTGGACATCATCTACATGCCAAAGATTGTCGGTAAAATAACCTGCCTCTTTTAGCAGGGATTTTGCCTCTTCAATTTTTGTGTGAGTAAAACTCATAATTTAAAAAATTTAATTTAACCAATCTGTTTCATCTTTTCAGAATCATCAGTACAGACACTCATCTGTAAACAGAAAGGAGTCTCTTTGAAGAGACTCCCAAATGATTAGATAGAAGACTGTGCCTCTGTCTCTGTGAACCACGAGTCACATCCGTTACAATGGTAATGAGAGAAACCATCATACTCTAAGTCGTGAAAGCAATTCGTACAGTACGGAGTTTCGTCTTCTATCGACACTGAATCAAACAGTGATGCCTGCTCAACCTCATCAACTTCATCAGCTATGTTATACAAGCTATCGAATGTGTATTGAGTTCTGAATTTAGACTTGTGTTTTCTGCTGAAACTTTTATGCAGGTCTTCACGCTTGTTTCTAGCATCAGTCATAAAGTATACCCAACAAGTCAACTCTTTACCATCAACCTCGATTAGTACCTGCTCTCGCTTGTACCATCTTGGGTGACTTTCTAAAGCATCCATTCTTTCTAACCTTGAATCACTAACCTTGAATACATCAACCTCTACTTGATAACCAACACCTGCCTCTTTATAAAGGAATGGCAATCCATTGATGACCAATGGATACCTCTGAACTGTTTTACCTCTTCCTACGTACTTTGCAGTTCGTACATAGTGATGATTGCTCTCGCCTTTTTTAAGTGTGCCATACGTAGCCACAAGATTGTCCTGCAACACGTTTGGTTTAGAATACCAAATGTCACCACGTTTTACCCATAGGTCTCTGTTGTACATTTGAAATGTTCTTGTTCTTGTGTTGATGGTAACAAACCTTGAGTCAAATTTCTCTAATGATTGTTTCCATTGTTCACGAGGAACATCTCCCAACCTAATTGCTAAGTCTTCTGAGTCAGTCATTTTACTTGAGCCGTAACCTTTTACTGTACCATTCTGCATGAGCAACTCATCTACGTTGTTGCCACATCTGAATGGATGCGTATTAGCCTTAGACACAACACCAATGGTAGCATATCTAAAGTGAGCAATAAAAGGTCTGTTGGTGAGTAGTAACTGATACTCGCTTGATTTGTGATAAGTTACCTCGAATGTATCGAGCCATACAATTCCTAATCCATGAGGATTAATCTTACTAGATGTTTTGGCAATTTCTCTAGGCATTACCTCGCCTTTCTGTTTGATAATAATTACACACATGTGCATTCTGATTTGCGAAGAGTCTCTTTGAAGAGACAGACTTCTGATTAATATTAGACAAATATAAGACAAAAATTAGACATAGGCAACTATTCCTTGCTATCATTGGCTTAGGGACTCCCTAACAATTCCCTAAACTGATCTTTTTATGCACTAATGCATTAATCTGTGCATTAAATATGCACTAATGCATTTTACATTTGTATCAAACAAAATATTATGGAAAATTTTAAATGGTCAAATCTATCTGTGCAACAGAAGATAAACGTAAAGCAACATGCTATGGATTTACATGGCAAGAGATGGCATACTGCCAAGCCTAATTTTTGCAGTAGACTAAACTACCTGCAATTGTACTCAATCCTTTCTTAGTAAGAAGATATGACATCATTCCCCAAATGGGAATTTTTAGCCCATAATGGGCAATAAAAAAAGCCTATGCAAATTATCGCATAGGCTTTTTTTTAGTTAGGTGTAACCCTAATCTTGATTTACGGTCTCTGTATCCCAATGACGTTCTTCTGCATCCTTTACACTATCGTAAAAGACTTCGTCACATAGGTAGCCTTGCTTTGTCCTACATATGTATCCAATGTAATTGTCTAAATGTTTCTCGTCAGCAAACTCCCTGGTAACATACCAATCAGTTGCTCTGTCTGTTCTGAATTTAATTGTCGCTTTCATAATTAACAACAATCGCATTTTTCCCATTCCTTACCATTCCTGCAAGTTTCACCCATATCTTTCATCAGACTTCCATCCTCTGTGTACCACTCATCTTCTTCCTCAATCGTATCAAACCAATCGGTGTAGTAGTAGTAGTCATCCTCATATGCCTCTTCAATATCATTGTAATCGGTTTCATCTGTAATATGTTGTAACATATCAAAATCGTTTTTTATATACATCATTCCATCTAGTATGCAGTAACCTTCGTTCATGCCTTCGCTAGTGATGTCACACTTTCTTGCGTACTTAATAATTGTCTGTTCCATGATTATCTTATATTTAACATTGGTTTATTTAAAAAGTCTCTAAAAGCATCTCTTGAATCTTTCTTAGCTTTGTTGCTTACATGCCTTAAAACCTCGTTAGATGCCATCAATTGACTCTCTATGCTAACGTTTGCTTCCCATAAGTATTCCCACAATGACTTGCAGGTTTTACCTTTGGATAATAGTTCGTGTAATCTGATGATTGAATCCATTTCAATGTCATCCTTTTTAGCGAAATGTTTGACATCAAAATTGTCGTTCATAAAGGCATCAAGATGTGCCTTGTAAATCTGTTTTTGTTTTTTAGTAATTCTCATTGTTATTTGATTTGGTTAATAATGTAATATGTTATTTTGAATCCTAGAGTATTGACCCTAGTCTCTTCTGTCATCTTGTACTCGTTTCCTTTTGCATATCTGTTTGTTCTAGCTACATTTCTAAAATGGTCTAACCAACTTTGTGCAACCGATTTGGTAGATGATTCTCTTATTTTTCTCATGATTGTCTTAGATTAAATTTCATTAATATTTTTTCCCACCATGTAAAATGTTGGTACTCTTCTTCCGTTAGGATTTCTATCCTGATAGACGTTGTGTTTTCCTGCTCTATATGTAAAGCATGCAATCCACTTGGCAATACAATGTGATTTAGTATTTTGTTCATGACTTCTTGTTTTTAGGATTAGTAAACTTCAATAATGCTAGCAGGATTACATCCCCAATCATTGCTACTGCAACAAATGATAAATGCCCATTGTGATAGGTCTCGATTCCGTTCCATGCCATCTCGCATAATAACAATGCTATGGCTAACGTGTAAAATAAAATTGCGTACTCTGTAAATGTTCTCATAACTATAAATATTAGTAAATTAAAAATTCTTTTTTGTAATAATTCCATGCATCTAACATGGTGTAAAATTTGTTTCTGTACATGGCATCTTGACTTGACCAATAAGGTTTTCCCTCTGACTTTACTCTGATGACGTTGTCACTCATCATCCATCGCATAAACTCAGTATGCTCCTCTTGACCCCATGCTCTAGTGTACTTGATTTCGCACTCTGTACATCTTTCTACATATGTACCCATGGTATCATCCCAATTTCTAACTGAAGATACCTTGTGAATACCATTGCATTCACTGTTGTTGCATTTGATTTGTTCTCTCATAATTTAATTTTAATGATTTCTGTTTCATCCTTTTGGAATCGTCAGCCGAGATGCACATCTCGATACAGATGCAGGATGTCTCTTCGAAGAGACACCCCACATTTTACCATTACCGATTTCTGCTGATGGTGTATTGATAACTTCTAGTAAACTCAGAGATATCATGATGGATTCTGCCATTCAAAATAAAGTCTCTGTAATGTTTCGCTTGAGACATCACATAAGCTACTTTCTCCTCGTTTCTCTCGTACATCGACATCAAGATAGGCTTAACCCTTTTCATCAATGATTCATGGCTTGTACGAGGCTTATTTACTGCCACATCCATTAAGATATACATCAACTCATATCGTCTCATGGTTTGCTTTACAGATGTGAATCTAGATGGCAATCTAAACTCTACCAATCCATTGCCTTTGTCAAGACAAACTTGATACTTGTGATGGAAATCACCTTGGTAATCAACACCTGCTAATTCTCTTGCAGGTCTCCACCTGTTACCTGTTACTTCAGTCTTTAGCATTCTCATATTATGCCTGCAATAACTATTCTTCAATCGTCTCTGAAACATCGCATACAATATACCTGCATGCTTTCTTAATCGTTGATGCAATTCAGTTGAATCCATCCCATTACATGCAATGGTAATATGACCACCACAATCACTATTAGATGGTGAATATCTATCCTCGATAATGTACTTTGCCTCATGAACCATATTAAAGACTTTTTGTCTCCAAATCGATGCAGGTAATAATGGCAGGATATTGGTGATTGCTTCATATCCACATGACCCATCTTCCTCATATCCTTTGATTAAATTCAACTCCTCGTAAACCCTGCGATAGAATCTGCTCTTCTCAATCTCAATTCCAATGGTGAACTTAGATGTGTAATCGCCATCTATCGTTAGCAGGTTATCTAAATCTCTCTTCTTCAATCCCTGCACATCATGAGACTTTGCACCCTTATGCATTTCTCTTGGTGATGGTGAATGATGATATCCACATAATGATGCCCTCGATGAATCGTTAGTCTTTTCGTACTTGATTTCGTCTTTTGGTGTATGTATCATAACTAATTATTGTTAGAATTAATAATCGCTACTGAGATAGCTTTTAACTGCTCCATCATCGCATCTGATATCTTTCCATGTGCATCACCACTTGTCTTAATCTCTCCATCAGATAAGATTCTTATCGATAATCCTCTACCATCTTCAAACATGGTTTTCTTCATCGAAAATGTTACCAATGTTTCGGTAGATGATTCGTTCTCATCTTGGCTAGTACTTGTGCCATTTGCTCTCTTGATTAACTCAGCTACACTACGCTCAGTCGGATTACCTGCATTCTCTTCAGCAGTGCATTCTCGCTTGTACTTGGTCACAATCTGTGGATTCTCTTCGCAAATCTTAGCTACCTTGATAACTCTGTAGAAATGTGCTTTGCTGATGCAAATTGCTTTGGTGTAAAAATCTTCATTTGTCCATGTCAATCCATTGTCGTTAAACGTGGTTTGACCATCCTCAGACTTAAACCAATCGTAACTAGCTTTGACTAGCTTTGCAAACTTCAGCGATTGGTCAAATTGACTTTTTCGCTTGTCTTTGATGTCCATCGCCAAGGCATCAATCCTTGCGATGTTCATGTGACTCCTAACCTCTGATGATGCTAGGAAATCATTCTCAATCTGTAATAAATGTTCTCTCATAATTTACTCTGTTTTAAATGATTAAAATTAGATGCAGGTAGCAATTTCGCTTTGCTCAAGGTCATCCATGACACCTGCAGTTTGTCTCTTCAAAGAGACTAGCTTAGATACTTGTCACATGCTTTCCATACTTCATCTTCAGTCATATCTACAATTGTTGGTGACATCAACTTGCAGTCATCATCGTGATTGATTGCCTTAACCGAATGGCATATCTCATGTGCTACTAATGGCAGTAATTTTGCTCTACTCTTTCCTGCCCAATCTCCTCGGATATGTACATAGTTTTGACCCATACCTGCATACCCAATAACTCTATGCCATCCATCATGTGTTTCTTCCCCATGTACTCTATCTACGATTCTGATTGTTTGTCTTGGTATATCGTATCTGTGCTTGAATTCATAAATGATTGTCATTACTGCTCTTCTTAGCTTGTAGGTATCATCATTCATCTCTCTGTTCTTAAATCCTTTTGTTGCTCTACTTCCATTTCTTGTTCTCATAATTTCTAGTTTTTATTTGATTAATATAATTCTGATTTCTCGATTTGTGCTACTTCTCTAGATGGTAATTCGGATGTGTAATCCTCGTACTTGTCCCATGCTTTTTCACATAATCTATCGTACTTTCTGTACATCTTTTCATCCCCATTGTTGTCAGCTAAATCTCTTTGGTCATTCGATTCATTGTACTTGATTAGCCATTGACATGCTCTGTTTACCATCGATTGATGCTTCTTAGTGATGGCAGTAATCAGATGCCTTTGACTTGATTTGTTGTTTAAATCTCTCATAATTTGTTGATTTTCAGTTATTTATGTTAACTCATTTAATGTGGGAATATCCCCATACGAATATAGTCTAAATCTTGTCTAAATCCTAGTCTTTTCTAGTATAAATTTTGTCTTTTGTTTTTCGCTTTGATTCGTGATATCTAAAGATGGATGGTGCAGGATTAGATTACTGCAAATTGTTTAGGCAGGATAGCAGGTAGCAATAGGTTAAGAGACATCTCTGTATGTCTCAATAGCTTTGTAGCTTTGACAAGGTATTGTCTTAGTCTCTTCGAAGAGACATGTTCAGTTTCTCTTCTCAGATATCCTGCACGAGATAGGTGATTGATGCCATCAATTTACCTGCAATGTATCATGTAATATGGCAGGATAAACCTAGGATATTATGCCTGCATCTTACCTGCTGATGTGCTTATAGAAAAAAGCTAAAAAAATCAGAAACATGAAAAAAAATCTCAAAATGTCGAGCAAAAAAAAATCACTTTCGGATCGCAGGGGTGTGTCGTGTGTGCTATGAGAACCCAACCACTACATGTATCTAACAAAATTTTGTACCTTTGGGATATACGTATAATTTAAAAGGACCAACCATGGATGGATTAAAAATGAAAGATGGGAGATTAATTAATGATCGCCCAATTGGTATCTCTGGCATATCACAGGCTGCTATGTTAAGGAAACAGAACAAGCAAAGAAGTTTAACTCAGGACATAGCTCTGGGTATTGAATTAGCTGATGACAGAAAATCTGCAAAACAGGCTATTCGCAAGTTTTTAAAATAATTTTCTATGTTTATTTTTGGGAGGCTAACTTTATGTTGCCTCTTTTTTTGTTTTATTGTGACAGTTTATAGTAGTTTATAATAGTTTTGTGACAATTAAATGTCAACTTTATGACGAATTTAAATACTTAACTATTTGATTATTAGAGTTGTGACAGTTTGTGACAGTTTTAAAAGGTTGTATAGGGAGTAGTTTATAATAAAGGAGGTAAAAATATATAAGAGTATAGGGAAAAAAATTTGTCACATTGTCACAGACCTCTGCAATGGAATAATTATTGTATATTTGTTTGCATAACATTTAAATCAAATCAAATGAATAATCCAATGGGAGGGTATTCACCTAAGGAACTTACAATAGGTGAAGACTCGCAAGAGAAACTACTTCATGGTATCGAGATGATATCGAGTGCAGTCAAGAGCACACTAGGACCTATGGGTCAGACAGTAATAATTGAGTCACCACATCACACGCATGGAATGACAGTCACCAAGGATGGTGTCACTGTTGCTAAGAGTTATGACATGGCAGACCCTGTCGGCAATCTCGCAGTAAAGATGATGAAAGAAGCATCGTCTAGGACTGCTACCTCAGCAGGAGATGGAACAACCACTGCTATAGTGTTGACAGAGGCACTGGTCAAGCAAGGTTTGGGTAGGATTACTAGTGATGTAAATAAGACAGATGTTCTTAGATACCTGACAAGTGAGACCGAGGACTTAGTTAAGTCTTTAAAGAAGCATAGCAAGAAGGTAACAAAGAAGAGGCTAGTTGATGTGGCAACTATATCAGCCAATAACGACAAGTTTATAGGCAAGATAATCTCTGACTGCTACAATGAGGTTGGTCAGAACGGCATAGTCACTGTTGAGAACTCACCAACACCAGATACTTTTTATGAAACCACGAAGGGTATTAAGATAGACAAGGGATATTCGTCACCGATGTTTATAAACCACCAAAAGAAAGACGAGTGTGTGTTGGATGATGTGCACATACTTGTGTGTGATGCAGAGATCAGTAACATCCTACAGATAGAGAATGTGTTGAAACCAATCATACAAGATAAGAAAAAATTATTAATTATATCACCATGTACGACCAATGTGATAGCGACCTTGGCTGCCAATGTTCAGAAGAGGGGACTGCATTTATGTACAGTTCCACCACCTAACTTTGGATATCGTCAGCACGAGCTGATGCAGGACATTGCAGTGTCTGTTGGAGCTACATACTTTTCAGAAAAGACAGGTGACGATTTAAGCCTCATTGAATTTACAGACTTAGGGTTTGCTTCCAGGGTGATAGTTGGGAGGGACTCTTCTGTGATTTTAAGTGAGGCTGAGGAAAACAAGGATGTGGACCAGAGAGTGGCTGAGTTGTGGGATGCACACAAGGTAACCAAGCAGAAGCACGACAAGGACTTTATTCTTCAGCGAATCGCCTCCTTAACAGGAGGGATAGGAGTCATCCATGTCGGAGGAAACACAGACCTTGAGCAGAAGGAGTTGTATGACAGGGTAGATGATGCAGTGTGTGCAGTACGTTCAGCATTAGAGGAGGGTATTCTTCCAGGAGCAGGAATGGCACTAGCAAAAATATGTGCACCCTTTCACTTCAGTAGAGATGAAGAAAAAGAAACCAAGGAGCTTATGGTAGCGAGAGATATTATGTACAATGCTCTGCAAGCTCCATGGAGACAGATACTTATAAACGCAGGACTAGATCCTGATGATATTCTCAAGGACCACTACCTTAGTGGATTTGAGTATGGGTATGACTTGAAGACTAAGGAGTATGGTGACCTGATAGAGATGGGTGTCATTGACCCTACCAAGGTAACCAGGTCAGCACTCCAGAACGCAGTGTCTGTTGCAGTAACTATTTTATCAACCAACGCCATTATCACAATGGCTAGATCATACGAGACAGAATGAAGCCAATAGGAAAATATATCGTGATTGATGAAATCAAAGAAGAGATCAGCACCGAGTCAGGAATACTTTTAACTGCTGAAGACACAAAAGACCTAAGGTATAAGAAGGGTGTGGTTGTTATGCCTGGTACAGATGTGGCAGTAGTAAAGACTACCGATGAGATATACTATGACTCAAGGGCAGGATATAAGATGGTAATTAACGGAACTCAGCACACAGTTATTTCTGAGTCTGATGTCGTTGTTGTTTTATAAATGCGTTCATCTTAATTATAAAATTTCGATACACCTTGTCGGTGTATGACACGTTTCTAAGGAACATAGGGTTGCCATCATTACTTGTAGGAATTTCTTTCCCATTGAGATATTTGTATATTGATGTGGTAACCCTTTTTGCTTTTTGAGAGAGCTGATATAGAGCCTTTCTCTTTCCCATTCTTTTTCTAAACACCTCAATCCATCCTTCCTGTCTTAGTCTTTCAAATCGATTTCTTTCCCAACTTATTAGGTCATCAAATTCTTTAAACTTATCTTTTGAAAAGTATTCTTCGGACTTTAGGAATAATAGTATGTCTAAGTCTGACTGGCTTAGTTTATGTTTTACTTTGATAAACTGACGTACTACTCTCCAGTATTTTAAGTAGTCTGATTTCATAAAATTTAATTTAGTAACTTTGTGTTGTAAAGATACAAATTATGACTGACGAAGAAAAAAAGGCTGCTGCTGCTAAAAAGAAAGAGAACGACACCTCAACCTTTAGGGCAAGTACTACTAAGGCAATAGCTGATCTAAAGTCAAAGAATAAAAAGCTTACTTCTGAGGCAATGGCTAACAAAAAGAAAACCATAGCAGCTAACAGGAAAAAGAAAAAAGATGCAAAAAGAAAGTATGTGTCTGACAAGTATACTAAAATATCAGGACTGCAAGGTCTTCAAGGACTTCAAGGACTATCACCTAAAACTAAGAAAGCATGAAAAAGTTAGATCCGTATTTTACTCAAGCAAACAAAAGCATGAAGGGTAAACCAGAGAAGTTTGGACTACCATCGAACAAGCAGATAGCAAATAGTGTTTACGCTAAGTGTGGTAAAAAATAATGGCAAAGAAAGGCAGAACAAAAGGTAACAAGATTTGTCCTGCAGGGATTGCATGGGCAAAGAGAACATTTGACAAGTACCCATCTGCATATGCTAACATGGCTGCTAGTAAGTACTGTAAAGATCCTAACTACGCTAAAGGTAAAAAGAAAAAGTAATGGGAGAACTAGCTAAATGGAGAGCAGAAAAGTGGGTACGCATTGGAACTGATGGGGAAATCAAAGGCGAGTGTGGTACTAGCAAGAACAAAAAAAATCCAGATAGATGCCTCCCTTTAGCAAAAGCTAGGGCGTTAAGTAAAAGGCAGCGAGCTAAAACGGCTAGAAAAAAGAAAGCATCTGGTGGAAAGAAACAGTTTGTTTCAAATACAAAAAAAGCGAAAGTAACTAAAAAATACACTAAGTAATGGCAATACCTGCAGGAACTAAGTTTCATGGAGTAGCTCCAGAAGTAGAAACAGAAAATAGAGGATCAAGTTTGTCAAACTCTCAAAGAGACACATATACTATTGAAGAAATTCAAGCAGGAGGTGGAGTTGGAACTCTTTCTAGTGTTTTAAATAATGGAAATGAAACAGGAGGAAAAGATGTTGAATTTACAAGTGGAGATTCAATTATTGCAGATGGTGATTTAGCAATAAAAAGCAAAACCACAGGTGAGGTTATTGCTATTTTTAGACCAGATAATGGAGTTTTATTTTATTATAACAACGATAAAAAGTGTGAAACTACAAGTTATGGGTTTAGAGTAGGTGGTGATTTAAGAGTAACAGGGTTCTTAGATTTATTTCAACAAAATAATAACACTTTCGCAGGAACAAATGCAGGGAATCTTGACAATACAACTGGAAACTCTAATGCAGGTTTTGGAGAGAATGTAATGTCTGAAATTACTACTGCATCACAAAATACAGGAGTAGGTTTAAACTCTCTAAAAGATAACACTACAGGGAATTCAAATACTGCAATAGGAGCAGAGGCTTTAAATCTTAATATTGGAGGTTCTAATAATACTGCAGTTGGGCGTGATGCTATTTCAAGTGCATCAGCAGGAGCAGGTAACACTGCAGTTGGTAGTGAAAGTTTAAAGTCAAAATTAACGTCAAACTTTAATACTGCAATTGGATTTCAAAGTTTAAATAATTTAACCACAGGTTTTAGAAATACTGCAATAGGTAATGGAGCAGGGTCAACATTAACCACAGGTTCAAAAAATATAATTATTGGAGATGAAGCTGAACCTAGTGCACCTAATGTGATTGGTGAGCTAACTATAGGTAATCAAGATATAAATAAGTTTAGAATTCCTGGGATTCAACAAGGTGCTGCTGATGGCTCTAAGCTTGAGTATGACGCTTCAACCGATGAATTAATTTTAAAGGAAACAGTAACTTTAATTCCTGAGTTTATAACTGCAACACCAGGTGGAAGCTCAGTCATTACTACTACTAAAAATATAATTGACCTGACATGGTCAGGGGGTTCAGGAACTTTTACTTTAACACTACCTTCAGCAACTGCAATACCATATAGGTTTTTAAGGATAGTAAACGACTCTACTATTAGTGCAAATGATAAGGTAGATATTGCTGCTCCTGTTGGTGAAACTATTGATGGTGCTGCAACATATGAAATAAACAAACCATATAATGGAGTTGCAATTTGGTCGGATGGAACTAATTGGATAGTAATACAAGCAAAATAATAACAATGGCGACACCAAGAAAAGGAAAAGCAAAAGTAAAAATTACCTCATCAGGTAAAAAAGTTAGTTACGGTCAAGCAGGTAAGGCTAAAGGAGGAGGTCCAAGGGTAAGACCAGGGACTAGCAAAGGAGATAGCTACTGTGCTAGGAGTTTAGGTATAAAAAGAGGGTTGTCTAGAAAAAAAGCAAATGATCCAAACACACCAAATAACTTGTCACGTAAAAGGTGGAAGTGTGTTGGAGCTAAGTCTAGAAAATAGACAATAAAAATATTAGTATATTTGTTAAATAAAACTTTACATCATGAAAAAACAAGGTTATAATTCAAGATTAGATGAATCTTTAGGAGCAAAAAATGGAAAGAAGTCTCAGTCTATGAAGTCTCGTAGAGATGAATCAAAAGCGATGGCTAAGAAAAAAACAGGTCATGCATATTCAGGAGATCATAATATGTCCTATGAGTGCATCAATAATGTAAAGAAAAAAATAGGAGGACTAATAAAAAAATAATGAAATTAAATCAAAAATCAAGAGGATTAGGAGACTCAATTGAAAAGTTTACATCTGCCACTGGTATTAAAAAAGTAGTAAACACAGTTGCTAAAGCAACAGGCAAACCCTGTGGTTGTTCTGAAAGACGAGATTCTTTGAATAGAAAATTTCCATATAACAAATAAATAAATGATACCACAAGGGACAAAATTTCATGGAGTAGCTCCAAATGTAGTTACAAAAAATCTAGGATCGCAGCAAGCAAATTCTCAAAGAGATATTTATACTATAGAAGATTTTAAGACTGATACTTTTTCAGGAACATTTATAAATTTTGGAGGGGGAACTTCAGATGTTTTAGGTGGTGATACTGTAGCGTGGGGAGTAAATCCAATTACTCAGGCAGATCATTTAGGGAATATTGTTATTAAATCAAAATGTATTGTTTCAAAAATCTCTGTAAAATGGTCATCAATTAATGGCTATCAAGCTTCAGCAGGCGGTGCTCAGGTATCATTTAAAGTTTCTAGATGCACCGACATAAATGCCCAGTTAGTTAATGCATCAAATTGGACAGATTATATAGATTTAGATACAGTTTGGGATGGTAGCTCAGGAGATTACCCAGGATTTATTGAAGATTTATCTTTTCAAGTAGATAAAGTTTTTAATGTAGGTGATATTTTTGCATTTACGGCGACACCATCAACAGGGTTTGCAGATTCAGGAGAAGATGTAGAAGTAACAATAGAATTTCAACACGTAAAATAAATAAAATGGCATATCAAAAATTACAAGCAAGTAGAGCTTCATCAGTTACACCAAGTGACACAGTAGACATTCCTAGCGTTTCTAATGCTAATGGAAGAGGTAATAATGGATGCGTATTATATGTAGGCACAGGAGGTGACCTTCGAGTATTAACTTCAGGAGGTGATGATGTTGTGTTTGCAGGATTTCCAGATGGAGGATTTTTGCCAGTAAATGTGATAAAAGTTTTTGCAACCAACACAACTGCTTCAGGTATTTTAGCACTTTGGTAGTATGTATATATCCATTGCAGCAAGTATAGGATCAACCACATTATCAGCAATTGGTTCAGGAGGAGAAGGAAATCTGCCTCTAACTGACGCTACATTTAATCAAGCGATTACAGATATATTAGCTCAAGACCCAAATGGAGATTACGACTTAGTACCCTATGGTAAAATTCAGGATTGGGATGTTAGTCAGGTAACTAATATGACTGCTGCTTTTGAAGATAAAATAAATTTCAATGGAGATATTAGTGCTTGGGACACAAGTAGTGTTACTAACATGCGACAGATGTTTACTAGAGCAAGAGCCTTCAATCAATCGTTAAATAATTGGGATGTCTTAAGTGTTGTTGGTGGTAATTTTAATTTTATGTTTTATGAAGCTGATGTATTCAATCAACCTTTATCAAATTGGGTTTTTAATGCACAAGGGGTAGAATTTCAATATATGTTTTATGATGCATTAGCTTTTAATCAACCTTTATCAAATTGGGATGTGAGTAGTGCTACTAATATGGCTCAGATGTTTAATGGAGCATCCACTTATAATCAAGACCTAAGTGGATGGGTGGTAACTCAAGTTGTTAGTTGTAGTTCTTTTAGCTCAAGCACACCATCTTGGATATTACCAAAACCTAACTTTACTAATTGTACACCTTAATTTATGCCGTTAGGAATTGTAATAGGGATAGGAATACCGTTTGTACAAAAAATTGGACCAACACCTCCTCCTGTAATAAATTATATTGTTACTGAATTAGCATTTACTCCATCCGAAGATATAATAGAAACAGAAGGTGGTTCACCTTTAATAATAGAATAATATGGCAACAAAATTTTCAGCATTCACACCAGTAACACCATCACCAACTACAGAAATAGTAGGTTTAGATGGAGCTTTAAATGTAAAGTTTCAAGTAGAAGATATAGATATTAATAACCTTGCAAGTACACTTGCAATCGCAAAAGGTGGTACAGGACAAACAACTCAATCTTTAGCTTTAGATGCAATAACGGATGCATCCAATCAGGTAGCTAATGATGTATTATATATTGATCCTACAGGAGTAGCTGCATTTAAGAATCCTTCAAAACTTCCTAATGTTCCTGTAAGAGCCGTACTCTATGCTGAGTTTCAACCAGGTGCAGGTAATGTAAACTACTTTAACTTTACTAATGGCTCTTATTTTAATGTCCCTTTCAACACTGATTTAACAAACTTTTCTACTGACTCAACAATAGGAGGATATACTTTTACTTGGAACGGAGCAGCAGGGTCAGCAGGAAACACAACTTTTAATATTCCTTTTACTGGTCGATATAGAGTTACTGTTAATATGCACTTCTTTGACCAAGCAAACGGAATAATAGTTGAAGGTTTTATTAAAAACATTTCTACAGGAGTTGAATTTGGATTAATTGATGATGTGGGTAATGCAGCATCAGGAGCTAAGACTGATATTAATTATTCAGCAACAGGAACTTTTTCAGGTTCTAGTAACGACCAAATAGAGTTTCGTTTACTATTTATTGGAGGGTCAGGAAGTCCAAGTCCTTACCCATCTACAGATAATAATATTATTACCAACATTCTTGTAGAGTTTATAAATTAAAAAATGCCTTAATTATGATATTTCCACCTCCGACTCCACCTGGTTCTTAGTTTAAAACATCTAAATAAATTTTGTTAACTTTGTTTATATGAAATACTGCAGTCCCTCAAGCATTACATATCATTATATTCAAGATAATTCTTGTTTTTCAGCAGTTTTAATTAATTATGAATATAACAATGTTTAATAAAATGACCTTATCGGATTTGAAAATATACCTACTAAATAGTATTGCTTTAGTAATTTCATTTAGTGAAATAGAAGCAGTACTTAAAATAATACTATTGCTTGGATCAATAGTATATACTGCACAAAGAATTTATGCAAATTATAAAGAAAAAAAATGAACTACTTTACCTATGATGAATTTGATTCTCCAGACATGCCTGGAAGTGGCTCGTTAATGCATGAAGATTTTCTTGATATGCTTGATGAGGTAAGAGATAAATTTGGTAAACCTATCATTATAAATAGTGGCTACAGGACAGAAGAGCATAATGCTGCAGTAGGAGGGAAGCCTAAAACAGAAACATCAAAGGGATCAAGCCACATGTATGGATTGGCTGCAGATATAAGATGCAACAATTCTACAGATAGATTTCATTTAATATTTCTATTGCAAGAAACAGGTTTTCAAAGAATAGGAGTTGCTGACACCTTTATTCATGTAGACTTAGATTTTGACAAGTCTCAACAAGTAATGTGGACTTATTAGTATGAAAAAAATATTAGAGTTTTTTGGAACAAAAGTATTTAAGCAAATTGGTGACGTTGTTGATGAGTTGTTTACTAGCGATGAGGAAAGAATAAAAGCCAAGAATGAAATATTTAAAGTTCTTCAAGAGAAAGAGCTTGAGTTGCAGAAGATGCAGACAGATATAATTTTAGCTGAAGCAAAAGGTAATTGGCTTCAGAGAAGTTGGAGACCAATCCTTATGTTGTCATTTGGGTTTATTATAATTTATACTAAATTTATATCTCAGCTATCATCACATTTAATAACTCCTGAGTTAGAGCCTGAGTTTTGGAATTTACTAGACATAGGTATTGGAGGATATGTTATAGGTAGAAGTGCTGAAAAAATAGCAGATAAGGTAGCTCCAATATTTAAAAATAAAAAATAGTATATTTGTTAAAGTAAAATATTAGTTATGCCAAAGATTAGCACATACAATACCGTAACTCCACAAGGGACTGATAAGATTATTATTAGTCAAGAAAATGGAACGCCTACAAACGTAACTAAAAACATTACCGTAGATGGATTAAAGGAATATATTGGCACATCAGGCTCATTAGATATTCCTACGCCATATATGTATATTTTAAAAAAACCTGGTGTACGTACTTTTGTAAATATGCAAAAACCTGTTGAAACAGAGTGGTTAACTAAAAATCCTAGGCTTTTTATGTTTAGATATAAAAAGGCAAGATCTTATAAGAACCCTACTTCTCTTGAGTATGTTATGAAAAGGGCTAATTTTATTCATCCTTCTCATGACAATGGATTATATCAGAGAGCTAATTTTCCAGGAAGCAATTGGGCATCATCACAACAAGATGCTATTTATGCAGGGGTTAATCTTAATTTATTTCCTATTACAACAGAGTGGGATATAAATAGTGAATTAAAGATTGCTAAGACAGGATCATTGATAACTGACTTTGCTTCGCTGAGACCTACCACTTATATTGAAGTGCCTTTTAATCCTTTATCGTTTTTGTTTGATGGTACAAATACAGAAGTGACCTCACTTCCTGCTACGGCATCAGGTAATTATTGGGGTACAAGGCTTACGGTACACCATCCTAGGTCTAATGTGACTCCTGATGATCCATTCGACTTAAGAACATCACAAATTATAATGAAATTTGCTATAGGCATACCAAACCCTACATGGACAAACACAAACCATGAGTTGCCATACATATTTGGAGATTTATCAAACCCAGTAATGTTAAAATATCAATATGATGGTAATGATAATGAATTTGTAAATGGATATACAATAACACAAGGAGCTACTGGTCCTTCTGTAAGGCAGAAGAACTAATGGGTTTTAAAATATGCGAGGTGTTCAATTAGGCTTATTTCTTTGTGAAATTGTCAATTAGGCTTACATCTTTGAGAAGTTGCCAATTAGGATCGCCTCTTCGCTTAGAATACCTCTATTTATTTAGGGGTATTTTTTTTTACTTATATTTGTTATAAATCAAATCAAATTAAATGAATGATATTCGTAAGATAGCAGTAGGTCCTGATTACAAAGGTGGAGCTATGCATTATGTTGTAGGTCAAGAAATACTAAAAGGCACATATAAAATTCACCACATAAGGTATGATGACAGTAATGACTCTTTTAAAATATGGATTGAATCTACATATAATGAAGAAATTGTGTTATGGAAGCAGTTTATTAATATGCCTGTGTCTATTGAGTATAATATTAACTTCTAATGAAATCACCTTACTTATTTATTACCAAACCCTTAAACAATAAAAGGTATAACAACACTAAAAAAATTAGTGATGTAGACTTTATAACAAGTACTTCAGAGGAAAACCACAAAGCTTCAAATCGAATTGCAGAGGTTATCGCCACTCCAATTGTTTATGATGGTCCTATTAAACCAGGAGATAAATTATTAGTCCATCATAACGTATTTAAGTTTTACAATGACATGCAGGGCAGACGTAAAAGTGGAAGAAGTTTTTTTATGGATGATTTATTTTTTGTTGAGCCTGATCAGTTTTACATGTATCATGATGGCAAGCAGTGGAATACTAGTGGCAGGTATTGCTTTACTAAACCTCTTCCTACAGAAGACTACTATTTATATAAGAACACCAATGAAGAACCTTTGGTTGGTGAAATAAAGTATAGCAACGACTATCTGCGTTCACAAAATGTAAATCCAGGGGACAAGGTCTGTTTTAAACCTGAAAGTGAATACGAGTTTGAAGTGGATGGGGAAAAACTATATCGAATGTTTGACCATCAAATAACAATAAAATTATGAGTGATAAGCCAAAAAGAAAAAAACGACCAAGAATCAAATATAATCCGAATCGCAATGGACTCAAAAACTTTAAAAAAGAATATTATTCAGGCAGGGATGAGAGCCGTAGAGCAGCTTATTAAAGTTGCAAAAGAAGACATTATAAAGCCAGACCCAGAGGATGAGTTGGCTGCTGACAGATTAAAGAATGCTGCAGCAACAAAAAAACTAGCAATATTTGATGCGTTTGATATATTGACTAGAATAGAAAATGAAAAAAATTTAATGGAAATCGAAGAACGAGGTCCAACTAAACTAGACAACAAACAAGGATTTGCAGAAAGAAGGTCTTCATAATCTACACAGAGTTCTGGATAATTATATTCCAAAAGGAATATTAAAGAAAAAGAACAGAAACAAGTCATGGCAATATGGTTATGATGAGAAGTATGATTTAGTTATTATTTCTAAAACAGGCGAAGTAGGCGAGGTGTATGATATTAATGGACTACGAATAGGTTTACCAAAAACTCCTGAGTCTCTTCAAAGAGACACAACTAAGTGGGAAAGAAAAAATTATCCTAAAGCACTACTAAAAATACAGTCTATATTCCAGTGGAATCAGCAACCAAATACATTTAAAGCTAAGTGGATAGATTACATTGAGGATGAGTTTGATAAAAGAGAACAAGGGCACTGGTTTGTAAACAACAAAACATACACATACATTACAGGGTCACACTACATGTATCTTCAGTGGACAAAGATTGATGTAGGGTATCCTGACTTCAGGGAAGCAAATAGAATTTTTTACATTTTTTGGGAAGCATGTAAAGCAGACCCTAGGTGTTTTGGAATGATATACTTGAAAATTAGACGTTCTGGATTTTCATTTATGGCTTCCGAAGAGTGTGCAAATGTTGGGACAATATCTAAAAACTCTCGTATAGGTATTTTGTCTAAGTCAGGTTCTGATGCAAAAAAAATGTTTACAGATAAGGTTGTTCCTATTGTTAGAAACTATCCCTTCTTTTTTAAACCTGTGCAGGATGGTATGGATAAGCCTAAAACAGAGTTGGCGTTTAGAATTCCTGCATCCAAGATTACTAAAAAAAATATGTATAATGTCGATGATGATGAGATGGAAGGCTTAGATACCACTATTGACTGGAAAAATACAGATGACAACTCTTATGATGGTGAGAAGTTGCTTTTATTAGCACATGATGAAAGTGGTAAATGGCTAAAGCCAAACAATATACTAAATAATTATCGTGTCACTAAAACTTGTTTAAGATTGGGTAGAAGAATTATTGGAAAGTGCATGATGGGTTCAACATCAAATGCACTAAACAAGGGTGGTGAAGAGTTTAAAAAACTTTACTACGATTCTAATCCTAATAACAGAAGTAATAATGGTCAAACAAAAAGTGGATTGTATTCGTTGTTTATACCAATGGAGTGGAACTTTGAAGGATACATTGATGAGTATGGCATGCCTATGGAGGATGTTGTTGATTACTGGAACAACGAAGTTGAAAGTTTAAAAAATGATCCTGATGCTTTAAATGAGTTTTACAGACAATTTCCTCGTACTGAATCTCATGCGTTTAGGGATGAAAGCAAGCAGTCATTGTTTAATCTCACACGAATATATCAGCAGATTGATTACAACGACTCGCTTATAAAAGAACACCATTTAACTCGTGGGTCTTTTTCTTGGAAGAATGGAATCAAAGATACTGAGGTTATATGGACTCCAAACACTAGGGGGAGATTTTTAGTAAGTTGGATACCTAAAAAAAATATGCAGAATAGGTATAAGAAAAACCATAGAGGTGATTTTTTTCCTGCAAACGAGCATCTTGGTGCTTTTGGTTGTGATAGCTATGACATATCTGGAACAGTTGGAGGTGGAGCTTCAAATGGTGCTTTGCATGGAATTACAAAATTTAACATGGATGATGCTCCTAGTAATCAGTTTTTTTTAGAGTATGTGGCTAGACCTCAAACTGCAGAAATATTTTTTGAGGAAGTATTGATGGCTTGTGTGTTCTATGGAATGCCTATATTAGTAGAAAACAATAAACCTCGTTTACTGTATCATTTTAAAAATAGAGGCTACAGAGGCTTTAGTATTAATCGACCAGACAAACTCAAACACAAGCTCTCTAAGACAGAGAAAGAACTTGGGGGTATACCTAACTCAAGTGAGGCAGTAAAGCAGGCTCACGCAGCAGCTATTGAGTCTCATATTGAATCTCACGTAGGATTAATAGGTCCAGATGAAATGGGTTATATGCCTTTTACTAGAACACTAGAAGACTGGGCAAAGTTTGATATAAGCAATAGAACAAAGTTTGATGCCTCTATTAGTTCAGGTTTAGCAATAATGGCTTGTCAAAGACACCTTTATCAACCTGTGAAAAAACAATCAAATATTATTGTTAACTTTGCTAGGTACAACAATAAAGGAAGTCGTAGTGAAATAATAAGATAAATGAAAGACGTAAAAATAAATGTTTCTTCTGTTGGGTTTCCAAGTCAGTTTGTTTCTGATAGCGAAAAAGCTTCAGAAGAGTTCGGCTTACAAATAGGTCAGGCTATTCAATATGAGTGGTTTAAGAAAGATGGCAACCAATGTAGATACTATAATCAGTGGAGAGATTTTTACAGACTTCGTCTTTATGCTAGAGGTGAGCAGTCGGTTGCTAAATATAAAAATGAATTAGCAGTTGATGGTGATTTAAGTTACTTAAACTTGGATTGGACACCTGTTCCTATCATTCCAAAATTTGTAGATGTTGTTGTCAACGGAATGAATGACAGGTTATTTGATGTAAAGGCATATGCTGAAGATGCAATGTCACAATCTCAAAGAAGTAAGTATCAAGACATGATACAAGGTCAAGCTGCAGCAAAAGACATATTGCAAATTGTTCAAAAAGAAACAGGAGCTGATCCTTTCGTAATGAATCCTGATGACCTTCCTCAAACTGATGAGGAGCTAAACCTATATATGCAGCTTAAATATAAGCCTGCTATAGAGATTGCTGAAGAGGAGGCTATTAATACTATTTTTGCAGAAAACCATTACAACGATATTAGAAAAAGAGTTGACTATGATTTAACTGTTTTAGGTATTGGTTGTACAAAGCATGAGTTTTTGCCAGGAGCAGGTGTTGAACTTAAATATGTAGACCCTGCAAATATTGTTTATAGTTATACAGAAGACCCACACTTTAAAGATTGTTTCTATTGGGGAGAAATTAAAACACTTCCAATTACTGAGTTAATGAAGATTGATCAGTCTTTAACAAATGAGGACCTAGAGGAAATATCAAAGTATTCTCAGAGTTGGTATGATTATTATAATGTGGCTCAGTTTTATGAGAATGATATTTTTTATAGAGACACTGTTACATTAATGTATTTTAATTATAAGACCACTAAAAAAGTAGTTTATAAAAAAAAGATATTAGAAAACGGAGGAACAAAGGTTATAGAAAAAGATGACCAATTCAATCCACCAGTCGAAATGATGGAGGAAGGAAGGTTTGAAAAGATGGAAAAAACCATTGATGTGTGGTATGAGGGTATTATGGTTATGGGAACTAATATTGTTTTAAAGTGGGAGCTTGCTGAGAATATGGTACGACCAAAATCAGCTCAACAACACGCATTACCAAACTATATCGCAGTAGCTCCTAGAATGTATAAAGGGGTTATTGAGTCTTTAACTAGACGTATGATTCCATTTGCAGACCTAATACAAATAACTCACTTGAAACTGCAACAAGTTATTTCAAGGGTAGTACCTGATGGTGTGTATATTGATGCTGATGGATTAAATGAAGTAGACTTAGGAACAGGAAACGCTTACAATCCAGAAGATGCTTTAAGATTATATTTCCAAACAGGTTCTGTAATTGGTAGAAGTTATACTCAAGATGGAGACTATAACCAAGGTAAAATTCCAATTAAAGAACTACAGTCAAGTTCTGGTGCAAGTAAAACACAGATGCTGATTTCCAATTATAATCACTACTTAGGAATGATTAGGCAGGTTACAGGATTAAATGAAGCTAGAGATGCATCTACTCCTGATCCTAATTCTTTGGTTGGTTTACAGAAATTGGCAGCATTAAATTCTAATGTTGCGACTAGGCATATACTTGAAGGCTCTTTGTATTTATATAGAAGTTTAGCTGAAGCAATTACTTACAGGGTTGCCGACATATTACAGTACGCAGACTTTAAAGATGATTTTGCTAATGCCATAGGTAAGTATAATGTTAGTATTCTTAATCAGATAAAAGACTTATACATCTACGACTTCGGTATATTTATTGAAATAGCTCCAGACGAAGAACAAAAAGCACAATTAGAAGCGAACATACAAATGGCATTGTCTAAGGGAGACATTAATTTAGAAGATGCTATAGATATACGAGAGATTAAAAACATCAAGCTTGCTAATCAATTACTTAAAGTAAAGCGTAAAGCACTACAAGAGCAGCAGCAACAACAAGCAATGCAAGCTCAGGCAATGCAAGCTCAACAGGCATTAAAGTCTCAAGAGATGAAGCAGCAAATGGCAATGCAAGCTCAACAGGCAGAGATACAAGGAAAAATGCAATTAAAGCAGGCTGAAATAGCTTTTGAAATAGAAAAACAAAATAATGAAGCACAATTAAAATTAAGATTAATGGCTGAAGAGTTTGACTATAACATGAAACTTAGAGACGTATCTGAACAGGCTTTATCCCAAAGAGAGACTCAAAGAGAAGGTGCAAAGTCTGCCAGAATATCTCAAGCTAACGAGGAACAGTCAAGATTAATTAATCAAAGAAAAAATAATTTACCACCTCAGCGTTTTGAATCTAATGAAGATAGTCTTGATGGATTTAATTTAGCAGAGTTTGATCCTAGATAATGTCTAAAAACGGTATTATTTTTTTCTTATATTTGTAGTAATTAAATTTAATCATATGGAATTCAAAGTAAAAGAAGTAACAGTAGGTGAAGAAAAATCAGTACAACAGGTAGAACAAGAGCTTTTAGATAAGCATGAAGAAAAGACTAATGATGACCAACCTAAAGCTGAAGAGCCAAAAGCTGAAGAGCCAAAAGCTGAAGAGCCAAAAGCTGAATTAAACGATAAAGACGTTCTTTCATATATTGGAAAAAGATATAATAAAGAAATTAATTCATTTGATGAGTTAATGAGTCAGCGAGAAACTCAGGAAGAATTACCTGAAGATGTCGCTGCTTACTTTAAATATAAAAAAGATACAGGTAGAGGTATTAAAGATTTTGTGGAGTTACAAAAAGACTTTGATGAATCTAATCCTGATTCTTTACTTAAAGATTATTTACGTGCTACCGAAGATGGTCTTGATGAAGAGGATATTGAAACCTTAATGGATGATTATTCTTTTGATGAAGATTTAGATGATGAGGGTGACATAAAGAAAATTAAGTTAAAGAAGAAAAAAGCTATTGCTAAAGCAAAAGATTACTTTAAAGGAATGCAAGAGAAGTATAAGCAACCACTTGAGTCAAGGGGAACGCAAGCTTCAAATGTTTCTGACAAAGAAATGGAAGGCTATAAGCAATACATCGCAGATGCGAAGTCTTATGAAGAAGAGACTGCTAGAAAGAAAGAGTTTTATGACTCTAAAACGTTAGAAGTATTTACACCTGAGTTCAAAGGTTTTGAGTTCAATATAGGTGAAGAAACCATAACGTATTCTCCAGGTAGTTTAGAAGATTTAAAAAAGAGTGCATTAAATCCAGGTAGTTGGGCAACCAAGTATTTAGATGATAGTGGTCTTTTAAAAGATTCTAAAGGTTTTCATAGGAGTGTAGCAATTGCACAGAATCCTGAAAAGTTTGCTAAGTTCTTTTATGAGCAAGGTAAAGCTAATGCTACTGAAGATGTGATGCGTAAGACAAAGAATATTAATATGTCGGAACGTAGAACACCTGAAGTAACAAGTAAAGGAGGAACACAGTTTAAGTCTCTAAACACAGATAGTGGTAAGGGACTTAAAATTAGAAGTATTAAAAGAAAATAATTAATTTAAAAAACTAATAAAATTATGGCAGGATCAGTCCAAGCTACGCCAGGTTTTGATTTGCAGCCTAGCTCGCATCAAACGCCTTTGGCTTCAAATTATATTACTGACTTCAACTTTTTGAATCAGTATTTACCAGATACTTACGAAAAAGAATTCGAAAGATATGGTAACCGAACAATCTCCTCATTCATTAGAATGGTAGGAGCAGAAATGCCTTCTAATTCAGACCTTATCAAATGGGCAGAGCAAGGAAGACTTCACACCAAGTATGTTGATTGTGGTACTGCTGCAGTAGTAGCAGGTGGAGAAGCAATTTTTCAAGTGAATGACGTACTTAACCCTGCAGGCTCAACTGTTCAACCAGGTTCTGGTGCAACAGTTCAGATTGCAATTAGAGTTGGTCAGACAGTTGTTGTTGTAAACAACGATGGTTCAGGTGAGTTCAAAGCTATTGTTATAGCAGTTGACCTTGCAAACAACCAATTCACTGTTGCATTCTATGATGCTGCAGGTTACACAGGTGGTTCAGGATTAGGAAATGCTGATGCAAGTATTTTCATCTATGGTTCTGAATTTAAGAAAGGAACAAACGGAATGCAAGGTTCATTAGAATCTGACGATTTCATTTTCGAGAACTCTCCAATTATCATCAAAGATAAGTACGCAGTATCAGGTTCTGATATGGCTCAAATCGGATGGATTGAGGTTACTACTGAGAACGGAGCTTCAGGTTACTTATGGTACTTGAAGTCTGAGCACGAAACTCGTTTACGTTACGATGACTATTTAGAAACTGCAATGATTGAAGCAGTTCCTGCTGAAGCAGGTTCTGGTGTTGCTACACAAGTTACTTCTGACCAAGTTGGAAACAAGGGGTCTGAAGGTGTATTCTATGTAGTACAACAAAGAGGAAATGTATGGGCAGGTGGAAACCCTAATGCTTTAGCAGATTTTGATGCGATCATTTCACGTTTAGATAAGCAAGGTTCTATTGAAGAAAATGTAATTTTCTTAAACAGAGACTTTGGATTTGACATCGATGATATGTTAGCTGCTCAAAATTCTTACGGAGCAGGTGGAACTTCTTATGGTCTTTTTGACAATGATGAAGAGATGGCACTTAACCTAGGATTCACAGGATTCCGTAGAGGTTATGACTTTTACAAGTCTGATTGGAAATACCTAAACGACCCAACAATGCGTGGTGGAGTTGATGGTACTGGAAGCATTAACGGATTGTTAGTACCTGCAGGGTCTACAACTGTTTATGACCAAATCCTTGGAAAGAACGCTAAGAGACCATTCTTACATGTTCGATACAGAGCTTCAGAAACTGAAGACAGACGTTACAAAACTTGGATCACTGGTTCAGCAGGTGGTGCAAAAACATCTGACTTAGATGCGATGGAAGTAAACTTCTTGAGTGAAAGAGCAGTTTGTACTTTAGGTGCAAACAACTTCTTTATCTTCCAAGACTAAGAACACTAATCAAAGAAAAGGAGTCTCCTCAAAGAGACTCCTTTTTTATAAATTAAATTAAATTATATCAAATGAAAACTACAGTACAAAGAGTAGACAAAGTCTACAAGTTAACAAGGAATGCAGCACCTTTATCTTTCATGCTTGCAACAAGACACACTAGAAGATTTCCATTACTTTGGGTAGACCCAGAGACAGGAGTAAACAGAGAACTACGTTATGCTCGAAATCAAAAATCACCATTCGTAGATGAACAAGATAAAAATGCAATTATTGAGCCTATTGTTTTTGAAGATGGTTTTTTAAGAGTACCAAAATCTAACCAGGTATTACAAAAGTTTTTAGATGTACACCCACATAATGGCGTTAAGTTTAAAGAATTAGACAAAGCGAAAGATGCTCAAGAAATTGTTGAAACTATTAACATAGAGCTTGATGCAATGATAGAGGCACGTTCTTTATCAATAGCACAACTAGAAACCTTAACAAGAGTATTGTTTTCAAAAGACCCATCAAGGATAAGTACAGATGAAATGAAGAGAGATATTTTAGTTTATGCTAAAAGAGAGCCTCAAGAGTTTATGTCTATTGTAAATGATCCAGTATTAAAGTTACAAGCAACGGTGCATAAATGCTTTGAAGAAGGTCTTATTAAATACAGAAATAAAAACAAAGAAGTTTGGTTCAACACCAAAGCCAACAAAACAAGACTTTGTACTATTCCTTTTGGAGAAGACCCAATTTACATAGTATCATCCTATTTCCAATCTGATGATGGAATAGATGCATTAAAACATCTAGAACAATTGTTGGATTAAAAAAATATTTGGAGGGAGGTCTATTTTAAGACCTCTTTTTTTTTTGATTATCTTTGTGTAAATAATAGTCAGGATGATAAACGATATTAGAAATACGGTTTTAGCCGTATTAAATAAAAACAACTACGGATACATCTCTCCACAAGATTTTAATCTATATGCACAACAAGCTCAAATGGATTTGTTTGAGGATTATTTTTACGCATATAATTATCAAGTAAACAAAGAAAACCAAAGGACATCTGGAACAGGTTATGCTGACATAAAAAAAGGATACGTAGAAGTTATTGATTTTTTTTCTGTAACGACTGCTCTATCTCAGGTTGGAGCAAATTTAGATAAATTTTTTCTGCCATCAATTTCCACAACAGGTAGTGATTATTATTTAATTAATAAAATATTTACAGGTAGTACAGAGTTGGAAAGAATTGAACAAAGTAAAATACTATTACTTAATTCTTCTCCTTTAACTGCACCATCTACAATGTTCCCTGCATATACAACAGAGGGTAGTGTTGCTACAATTTATCCAACACCTGCCACATTACCAACTGTTAATTGTCAGTACATACGTTATCCTAAAGCTCCAAAATGGACTTATGTAGATTTAGGAACAAACAATGAACCTGTATTTGACCAAACACAACCTGACTATCAAGACTTTGAACTGTTTCCAGACGATGCAACGGATTTAACAATGAAAATATTACAATACGCAGGAGTTTCAATTAGAGAGGCATCAGTTGTTCAATATGCAGGAGCTGAAGAAGCTACTGAAATTAATAGTGAAAAATAATTATGTCATACATCAGCCAATACGAATATTACGAAAATGGAGGTAATGCTCCTGAAGATGCTAATTGGGGTTCGTACCAATACGTGTCATTAAAAGATATAGTTGTAAACTATCAGTTAATGTATTCTGGTAACCACTCTTTAATAAACAATGAGGAAAGATATAAGATACTTTTTCATGCTAAAAGAGCAATTCAAGAATTAAATTATGATGCTTTTAAAGAAGTTAAAGTTTTACAGTTAACTGTTTGTGAAGAGCTTAGGTTTATTTTACCTTCTGATTATGTAAATTGGGTAAGAATATCTTATTATAAAGATGGTGTTATAAGACCTATGGTAGAAAATGTTCAAGTAAATTCTGCCAAAGCTTACTTACAAGCTAATGATTGTAGAATACTTTTCGACCAAGATGGTAAAGCCTTACAACCAGAATATTCTCCTTTAGACTTTACAAGAATTACAGGACAACAACCAAGTATTTATTTAAATAGCTTGAGTCCATACAATGGATTATTAGGCTACGAATATGAGGGGTGTTGGTATTTTGATTTCGCAGTAGGTGCTAGATATGGTCTCAATACAGAAACTGCAAATGCTAATCCTACTTTTAGAATTGATAAAAAAGCAGGGGTTATAAACTTTGATTCGACTATGGCTGATGAAAGTTGCATATTAGAATATGTGTCTGATGGAATGGAAAGTGGAGACGATACACAGGTGACTGTAAATAAGTTATTTGAAGATTATGTTTATGCCTACATTAGTTATCAAATATTAAATAGTAAATTAGGCGTACAAGAGTATGTTGTTAATAGAGCTAAAAAAGCTAAATCAGCACTCCTTAGAAACGCAAAAATAAGATTAAGCAATATACACCCAGGAAGATTATTAATGAATCTGAGAGGTCGAGACAAGTGGATAAAATAATATGGCTACATTCCAAAGAAACTTTATAGCAGGTAAAATGAATAAATCCGTTGACGAGAGACTCGTTCCTAACGGACAATATATTGATGCAGTAAATGTTAGATTAGGATCATCTGAGTCAACAGAAGTTGGTGCAGTTGAAAATTCTAAAGGTAATACTTTAATTGCAGCATTATCTTATGAAGGGGAAAGCCTAAGTGGAAACGCTAAGTGCATTGGAGCATATGATGATGGAGCAAATGAAACTATTTATTGGTGGGTTCATGACCCTACGTTTTTAGGGAACAGTCCTACAGGAAAAATAGATTTAATTATTTCTTTTAATACAGTAACCAACGATACAATATACCATGTTATTAGTGTTTCTAAAGGTGGAATTAATCCTACAGAGACTGTTTTAAACCTAAATGAAAAATATCTTATTACAGGGATTGATTTAATTGATGGCTTATTATTTTGGACAGATAATTATAATGCACCAAGATTTATAAATGTAAGCCGTAGCTACGAAATTCCTAGTGGAACTCCAAGGGTAGATGGAAATGGCAATGCAGCCTTGCTTGAAGAGTCGTTTCTAGTCATTAAAAAGCCACCTCATAGTGCACCAACAATAGAACTAACCTCAACAACTGGTGGAGATGAAAATTATTTAGAAGAAAGATTTATTTCATTTGCTTATAGATACGAATATCAAGACGATGAATACTCAGCTACATCGCAATTTTCAGATGCAGCTTTTAATACAAGTCCTTTTGATTTTAGTTCAGAGTCTTATTTAAATGAAGGTGTAGTAAATAGGTTTAATACTGCTATTATTACATATAATTCAGGAGGACCTTTAGTTACTGCTATAGATTTGTTGTTTAAAGATAGCGATGGCACTATAATTAAGGTTATAGAAAAAATTAAAAAATCTGATTTAGGATTAGCAGATAACACTAATTATACTTTTACATTTAGGAATAGTAAAATATTTACAATACTTCCAGAGTCTGAGTTGTTAAGATTATATGACAATGTTCCTTTGTTTGCAAAATCTCAAACTTTAATGGGTAATAGGTTAATGTATGGAAACTACATTGAAAACTATAACTTAGTTGACATTAATGACTCACCTGTAAGGTTCGAGTTTGAAACAGAACTAATTTCTGAACTTATAGGTTTAGAGTCAATTGAAGATTCTACAGATAACGCATCTTATACTTTTGGTGCAACCGTAAACATAGTAGATGGTGGTCTTGTTATAGACCTAGAAGACGTAGAGTTAGTAGCAGGTTCATTAATATCTATTGATGCCTCTTTTATTCATAGAGATTTTCAAGGTAACACTCCTACAGAAACAACTCCACAAACAAATATTGAGTGGAGTTATGTATTACCACAAGATTTTAACAGTGTATATGATTTAGCCACAAGTTTAGACTTTCAAGAAAAAGTAGGTGTTGGTACTTTAAAACCAGTATATGACTCAGACCCATTAGTAGAGACTTCTTGTGATGGATTTACTTTAACAGATATAATAAACTGTAACATTCCTAATATTTTGGATGCTTCACAACCAACAAGTTGGACAAAATTTGAAAGTGGAATATCTTCAGCTAATCAACCAGTAGGCATTGTTACTTCTATAGGGTCAAACACTATTGGTTTTGAATTAATAGCTATGCGTAGAGTAGACGATGTTGCTGCTCCAACTCAAAATGCTTACGAATACTATGGATGGAATTTTGCTGAAGTTACTTACCAAAAAATATCTGACACTAAAAGCCTTCATAGTAATAGAGATTATGAGATAGGTATAATTTATATGGATGAATATAATAGAGCATCTACTGCTCTAGTAAGTCCATTAAATGCTGAACATGTCCCCTGTGGGTTTTCAGACCAAAAAAATTCTATTCAAGTAACTATACCGACACAACAAAGACCTCCATACTGGGCAACAAAATATAAGTTCGCAATAAAGCCTAGTGCTGAAGGCTATGAAACAATTTATACAAATATATTTTTTACAGACCCAACAACTAACGAAACATACTTTTTATTAGAAGGAGAAAACCAAAGAAAAGTAGAGACAGGAGATAGGTATATTGTAAAAGCAGATACAAGTGGTTCTTTGTTAAGATGTGCTTATGCTACTGTTTTAGAAAAAGAAGCTAAAGAGGCAGATTTTATTGTGCCTCCAATTTTAGATGACGAAGATAATGAAGTACCTATTCCTGCAGGTACTTACATGAAAATGAAAGCTCAAGATTTCTCTGTTGCTTTAGGTGATAATCCATTTATTTTACCAGGCAAACAAAGCTTAACTGTAAGAGGAAACGATAACTACCCTATATTAGCATATAAAAATTTTGGAGAAGATGATGGTTCAGGTAATTTTATAAATTATACAATTCCTTCAGGAAGTAGGATTAAGTTAAATTTTAAATTTCGAAGAAGAGGTCCTAGTCAAGGTAACAATAGATGTGAACGTAGAGTGTATAATTTAGAATCTACGCTAACTGCGTCTCAAGATTATGACGATATTATAGATTGGTGGAACGGAGACAATGTACAAGAAATATTAAACACAGGTCAACAAGAAGTTGGTGGAGGTGGATGTGATGTAGAAAACGAATACGACCCAACTCTTGCGATTTCATCTTCTAATAATTATGGTATTACACCATCATTATGTACTAATTTTTACAGATGGTATAAAAACAACAGTACTCAAGAAATACGTTTTATAGCTTCTGGTACAAGAGCTTGTGGATCAACGTCAAAAAGAAGGTCTAAAGTAGAAGTTACTTTTGAAATATTTAGAGCAGAGAGTACTATTGTTTTTGAAACATTTCCAACAGACGCACAACCTGATGTGTGGTATGAAGGCTCAGAAACTTTTGACATTGTAAAAGAAGGTTGTTTGTTTGATTTAAGTGTTTCTTCTTCAGAAACAAATCCAATAGCATTCGAGTATACGCTAAATGGATTTCAAGAACAAGTTATTTTAGAGCCAGGTGAATCAATGTCAAATATAAACGGTGATTGTAATTCTATGGCTACATCATCATCTACGCCACCTGATGACCCTGCAAACATAACAATTCTTACAACATCGGTAGAAAACGTTCACCTTGGAAATATACAATCTCAGACATTATCTCAGTCTGCAATTATAGACACATCGTTTTTTAATTGTTTTGCTTTTGGTAATGGTGTTGAGAGTTATAAAATAAGAGACTCTTTGGTTGGAAGACCACTTTTACTAGGTAACAGAGTTACAACTACATCTTCAGAAGATTATCGCCAAGCTAATAGATTTGCTGATATTACATATAGTGGAATATACAATGATGAAAGTAATGTAAATAAACTTAATGAATTTAATTTAGGTTTATTAAACTTCAAAAGAACAGAAGAGTCGTTTGGTCCTATACAAAAATTATTTGCTAGAAGTACCGATATACTTACTCTTCAAGAAGATAAAATATCTTACGTATTAGCAGGTAAAAATTTATTATCTGATTCTGCCGTTGGAGGAGCTATAACTTCTGTGCCTGAAGTTCTTGGAACTCAGATAGCAAGACTTGAAGAGTTTGGTATAAGTTTTAATCCAGAAAGTTTTGCAGTGTATGGATACGATAAATATTTTTCTGATCAAAAACGTGGCGTATTAATTCAATTAAAAGGTAGTGCTTATAGTAATGAGCAACTTACAGTTATATCTGAAGCAGGAATGCGTTCATGGTTTAGAGATAGATTTATTGCAGCTCCTAACACACAAAAACTTGGTGGCTATGACCCTTACATGGATGAATATGTTTTTAGTACTAATGATGATTTATTGCCTATTGAAGACCCATGTATAGATTGTGGTATTACAAAAGTATTTGTATTTAGTCAGGTTTCTAGAGTCTTTTGTTTCAACTTAGGGCAGTTAGTAGGATATGTAAATATTGATGTTACTGTTAGTAATTTATCAAATGGACCTTTTACACTAACTGCTATTTATGATGGCAATACGTCTTTGATTAATTTAAACACAGGTTCAAACACATTAACTTTTGAGAAAGACAAGGTATTAACAGATACTGTTGAGTTAACTTTTTCAGGCACATTAAATGCTGATGTAGAATTTATTGTAAACTGTCCTATACCTGATACTATTGAGATAATACAAGTATGTGTGTCAGATAAAGTAGATGCAGGACAATCTATACATAATCAATACCGATGGATTGATGGAGTATTTGTTTCTCCATTACACCAAGAGCAGGTGAAGTTAAAATCTTCTAACACATCACCACTGATATCTCAATACAGTTCAGTTTCAGGACCACAGGGAGCAGGGATTATTCCTGCAGATGGTGCAATTGTATCAATAATTTCAAAAAAGATACTACCAACTGATGACTTTGTTTTTGCAAATCCACCAATGAACTTTAAGTATTTAAGAAGCAGCACACTATATGTTGATACTCCTGCATCGATACAAGATTTAATCAATGCATCAACACAAGGTATTTTGGATGCTTCAGGAGCAACCTCAACCTACTTGTCGCAATTTATAATGCCTTCTGGTAATGATTTTGATAAGCTTTATTTAATATATGATTACAGAGAGCCTGTGTTAGCAGAGTTGTGTTATTCAACCCTAAGTGCTTTTGATGCGTGTTGTGGATGTGCTGATGCAGCTAAATTTATTGCAACACAGTGTAGACTAGATGGCGTTGTAAATACCGAAGTAATTCAAGGTCCTTATACCGTAGGTCAATTTGTACAATTAGCAGGACTACCTGATTGTTACTTTGAAATAACTAGCTCGTCTACTGATGAGGTTACTGATACAGTTTCAGCTCTTAGCTTAGGAACAGATTGTGATAATTTCTGTCAAGAATATGATTTAATTAGTACAAACCCAGGCACTACAGACATTGATTATGTTGATTGTAATTTCTTACCTCAAACTGTAAGTTTACCAGAAAATACTTCTGTAAAAATATGTGCAAGATCAATTGACCCTATTCCTGCAAATGTTACCATTACCTTGAGTAATTGTGAATGTAACATAGCAAATTTAGTTCAATTAGAAAGATGTGTTTTAGATTGGAGTGTGTTAAGTGGTAATACAGAATACGCAACAGATGCAGGCTATACCATTGGAGATTTAGTTAGTGTTAATACAGACTCATGTGTATACGAAGTAGTAGCATTTGTTTCAGGAAGTGTTACAACAAATGTAACATCTTTAAATCCTGTAGCAGACTGCAGTGATGTTTGTAATTATTATAATGTTACAGGAGCAGGTCCTGGACCACAAACTTTTACTTATAGAGACTGTGGTGGGATTAAAGACACTAATGTAGTAATAGGTGAATTAGAAACAATACAAGTCTGTACGGCTCAGGCGATAGACCAGTCTGCTAATTTTAGCATAGTTTGGCAGTCATGCGATTGCCCAGTGCAAAATCATGTTATTGAAGACTGTGTCACAGGAGAAAATTTAGTGGGAAGTTATCCAACGCAATTAGCTTTAAACACAACTGTTAATGTTTCAGGTGTAGGATGTTTATGGAAAGTTGTAGGTTATACTTTCGTAACACCAGACATAATTATCTCATCTATAAGTGGAGACAGTTGCGATAATGAATGTAATTTTATACAATTTGAAAACAACACAAGCGTAAATGGTTCAGTAACCGTAGTTAATTGTACAGGAACAACTGTTACACAACTTATGCTTCCATTCTCAGCCTATTCAAGTTGTATTAAATCAATCGTAAGCAGAGACCCTGAAATAACAATATATAGTCAAACGTGTAACTGTTAAATAAGTAATTATGAAATATATAAATAGTTGGAAATCAAACGCAAAAAAGTGGGATATAATTGATTTTAATTTAAGGTTAGGAAAAATAAGTTTTATTAAAATTCATATTGATATTTTAAAAAAGAAATTTATATTAACGTTATTAAATTTTACAGTAAAGAATTAATATGGCTACTTTAGGAAATTATTATTTGAATGGATCGAGTTTATCAACTGCAACAAAAGTCTTTACTGATTTTGATCAAACAATTTGTGCACCTGATGGATGGTATTCTGATGGAGTAGTTTCAAGAAAATTAACAAATTGTAAATTAGAAGCTCCACAAACATGTGGTAATTGTGATGAAAATTTAGTTAGTTTACAATTTAATAGCAACTCTGCCTCAGATTTATTCTGTATTGGTGGCTCAAGTGTTTCAGTTTATATGGCACTTGGAGAAGTTTTTAGCACAGGAACTGCAATATATCAAGACATGTTATTAAGTGTTCCTGCAGTTGATGGGTTTTACAGAGAG